GAACTTTTAGAGGGGGCTGTTAACGCAGCCCTTTCTTTTTTTCTGGAGTATGCTATTCTGCGTTTGGGGCAACATTAGCCTTGCAGACAGGATTCCGCCCCACCTGACGTTGCACAGACTGCTAGGCGAAACCTTGTGCAAGGGGTATTAATATGGCTTCAACTACATTTTCAGGCCCAGTGACATCTACTGATGGTTTCATTGGCGACATCAAAGTTCCAACATATACAGTTGCAACTGCTCCATCTGCTTCTTCTGCGGGTGCTGGTACAATCGTTTATGTATCTGACGGTGCAGCGGGTTCAGCTATTATTGCTTTCTCTGACGGAACAAACTGGAAGCGTTCTGACACAGGCGCAACTATTTCTGATTCATAAGGTGATTCATGAGTAGTCGTTTTAAACCGCCAAGCGAGGAAGAACTTGCAGCCAGAGGTATAGGCTCAAAAAAAGTTCGCGCTCGTAATGAAGATGGTACGCTAAAAGCAGATGATCCTTCTACACCTGATGTGAATGAGGCATGGGAAGAAAAGCCTGTTAAAAAGAAGCGTGGTCGTCCTCCAAAAAAGAAGGATTGATAAATGCGTTCTGATGTACAATCCATACGCTTAGATGGGACTGGTTCAGCAGCAGTTGGGCCAGCTCGTATTCGTCAGATACAGGTTTTAACAACAACTGGTGCGCCTCGTTTAACCATTACAGATGGCAATGGCGGTGCTACAGTTCTTGATCTGGACTTTGTCGCGTCTGACTCTCACTCAGTAAACATTCCGTCTGATGGCATTCGTGTCAGCGATATATATGTTTCTGCGTTTACTAACATCACCGCTATGACGGTGTTTTACAACTGAGGTAAGTTATGGCTGGAAATGACGTATTAGCCGCACATGCTCACACATCTGCAGCGTTAGTGACAAGAAGGTCTAGACTACGTGGTGTGGTTGTAAACACATCTTCAGGCGCAACAGGTGATGTTATATTTTATGATAATGCGTCTGCAGCTTCTGGCACAGTTCTTCTTGAGGTAGATGAAAAGTCTCAGGGTATGACGGACATTATTATTCCTGGTGATGGCATTCTTGCAAAGAATGGTATCTATGTTTCACTTCCAGCAAACGTAACGGCAACAGCATTTTATGAGTAAGTTATGCCTGAAAAGAAAAAGAAAGATAGTCGCTTAGAACGTGCAGGGGTTAGTGGGTACAACAAACCCAAGCGCACACCGAATCACCCTACCAAGTCACACATCGTTGTGGCTAAACAGGGTGACAAGGTTAAGACTATCCGCTTTGGACAACAAGGTGTGAAGACAAATCAGACTGTAGGGCAGCGCAAAGCCTTTAAGTCTCGTCACGCAAAGAACATCAGCAAGGGCAAGATGTCCGCAGCTTATTGGGCTGATAAAGTTAAGTGGTCACCAAGCAAGACAAAGTCTAGCTCAACTAAGTGGAAGAAGGGTTCATGACCATCTCTCGCTCTCAAATGTCAAGCCAGCTTACGGGCAATAGAGTGTCTACAGGTGATGATGCCAAAGACCTTGAAATTATTCGTCTAGGCAAAGGTGGTAAACCTAAAAAGAAAAAGTCTAAGAGCCGTGTAAACGAGGCTGGAAACTACACTAAGCCATCTATGCGTAAGAGATTGTTTAATAAGATCAAAGCTGGTGGTAAAGGTGGAAAGCCTGGTCAGTGGTCTGCTCGCAAGGCTCAGATGTTGGCAAAACAATACAAGGCAGCAGGAGGTGGATATAAAGATTAATGGCACTGAAGAAGTCACAGAAAAGCCTCAAGTCTTGGACAAAGCAGAAATGGCGTACTAAAAGTGGCAAGCCGTCTACTCAAGGTTCTAATGCGACTGGTGAGCGGTATCTACCTTCTTCGGCTATTAAGTCTCTTAGCAGCAGTGAGTATGCAGCTACCACACGAGCAAAACGACAAGGCACTAAGGCAGGTAAGCAGCATGTGGCTCAACCTAAAAAGATTGCAAAGAAAACCAAACGACACAGAAGTGTAGTTACATAGGACAAGATCATGGCAGTAGTAACACCAGACCTACCAGAAATATTTGAGGAAGCCTACGAACGGGCGGGTCTTGAGATGCGTTCTGGTTATGACCTCAAAACTGCACGTCGAAGTTTAAACCTTTTAACACTGGAGTGGCAAAACCGTGGCCTTAATCTCTTTACCATTGAAGCTGGCACGTTATCTATTACGGCTGGCACAGCAACTTACACGCTACCTACGGACACAATTGACCTCATTGAGCATCAAGTTAGGACTGGTACAGGCACCAACCAAATCGACACCTCGCTCGAAAGGATCAGCGTCTCGACCTACGCCCAGCAAACAAACAAAAACACGCAAGGCAGGCCGACCCAAATCTACGTCCAAAGGCTCCCAACGGAAGTCAAAGTAACACTATGGCCTGTGCCTGACTCAACGACGACTTACACACTTTCTTACTACAGGTTAAAAGGGATTGATGGTCTTTCATCTGGGATAGGTTCAACTGTATCCTCTGTGCCGCCACGCTTTGTCCCAGCGTTGGTTGCGGGTTTATCATATTATACAGCCATGAAGAAACCACAGGTTGCTGACAGAGTTTCTGCTTTGAAGCAGGAATACGAGTTTCAGTTTCAGTTAGCTGCTGGAGAAGATGAAGAAACAGCATCCATCAAGTTTGTTCCGTATGACACATTCATGATAGGTGGTGCATGAGTTACGCAAGAGCAAAATACGCTTACGGATTCTGTGACAAGACAGGGTTTAGGTACAAGTTAAAAGACCTTGTGCCAGAGTTTAACAATGGCGTTAAGACTGGTTTTCTTGTGGGTAAAGATGTCGTTGATCCAGATCAGCCACAGAACTTTCTAGGTAGAGTAAAGATATTTGATCCACAGTCTTTGCGTGATCCGAGGCCAGACCCCCGTGTGGAACCTGCTACAGCAGCAGCTCTAGATTACAATCCGTTTTCCGTTAACGGAACAACTCTGGTTGTGACTGAGGCTAACCACGGAAGATCAGGCACAGTTAGATTCTACGGAGCCGAAGCTTTTGCTGGCATTAGTGCCTCTCTGTTCAACAGAGATTCTGGATATACAATTATTAGTTCTACTACGAACACATATACTGTAACATTAAGCCAATCAGCCACATCTGTAGAGACTGGTGGCGGCGCTAATGTTTATGCTGGCCCTGTAACTGAGACACCATAAGGAGACTAAAGATGCCTGCACCGAAGAAAAGACTTGGCAAAGGAAGTCAAAGACTAAAGTTTAAAGATGTTTCTCCGAAGGCGGAGAAGGAAGAGCAAGAGATGCTCGATAGAAAGGGGTACGGTGGCAAGATGAAAAAGAAACCTGTCGCTATGAGAGACGGTGGAATGCCTTTAATGGGCATTATTCCCCAAATGATCCACCATAATAAAAAGAAGAAAAATAAAGGTGGTGATCCTACAAAGGACGCTGCTTTAAATGCTGCAGAGAAAAACAAACAAATCATGCAAGCTGCCGTAGCTCGTGGGAAACAGCCTCGCAAGATGAAGTATGGTGGAAAGTGCCGTGGTATGGGTGCAGCGAATCGTGGTGGCAACTTTATGAGAGATGGATAAGTTCAAATGAACTATTCTGAGTTAGTACAGGCGATCAAGGACTATACTGAGAACACAGAGACTACCTTTGTTTCTCAGATACCTACCTTTGTTAAGCAAACAGAACAGAAGATACACCGCACTGTGCTAATTCCAGAGTTGCGGAAAAACGTAACAGCCAACATGGCTGCAAACGATAGGTTCTTATCAAGACCCGTAGACTTCCTGGCACCGTTTTCTATTGCGGTTATTGATGGCTCTGGTGACTATTCCTTCCTTCTTCCGAAGGATGTTAACTTTGTTAGGGAAGCTTACCCAAGTAAAACGACAACTGGACTACCAAAGTACTATGCAGAGTTTGATGGGGATGTTCAGTCTCCTGCTTCATCTGGCCATTTCTTACTGGGGCCAACTCCTGATTCTGCATATGAAGTTCAATTGCACTATTACTTTGATCCGCCTTCAATAGTCACTACAAGTACCTCATGGCTTGGTGATAACGCAGAAGAAGCACTTTTATATGGATCACTTCTTGAAGCTTATGTATTTATGAAGGGCGAAACTGATGTATTGGGGATGTATCAGCAGCGTTACTCTGAGGCTATGGAAAGGCTCATGGTTCTTGGTGAGGGGAGATTGAAGCGGGATGACTATAGAGATGGTCAAGTCCGAATGGAAATGTAAAGGAGACTTTAACTATGGCTTTTGATGGAAGCAGCTACATGTGTACGACCTTTAAGCAGGGTCTTCTTAACGGAGACTTTGACTTTAGTTCGGACACAACTCACGTTTTTAAGATTGCTCTGTATACAAGCAGCGCAACTGGCACAGACTTTGGTGGCGACAGCACTGATATGGATGAAACCGTAAAGTATTATAACGCTACAAATGAAGTAAGCTCGTCTACTTCAGGCGGGTCTAACGATTACGCAGCGGGTGGCGGTACGTTAACGATTTCAACTAACCCCACTACAAGTGGCACAACAGCGTATCTGAGCTTTGATAATGAAATCTTTACTGCGTCTACGTTTACTGCACGAGGTGCGTTGATCTATCGATCTGATGGGTCTGCTCCAACAAACGATGCAGTTGCAGTGCTAGACTTTATTTCGGATAAGACAGCGACAAACGGTGATTTCCAGATTTCGTTCCCAACTGCTGGAGCTT